CCGATTCTGGACCGTTTTATTCCGGCCCAACACATTCACAGGATTTCACCGAGGGCTTCCGGCAGATGGTTGATTTCCCCATCTATGTTCCGACCACAGGAAAAGAAGCTGTGATTGCATACAGAAACGCGATGAATTCCAGCCGTCCCTGCATGACTGTGGAGAAAAAAAGCTGTTTCTAAAATGAATGAACAACAGTATTCTCATAATCGGTGAAAGTTGTCGGGACATTTTTGTTTATTGTGATTGTACTCGTTTGTGTCCTGATATTCCCGTTCCAGCGCTAAAAGTAATACGTCAGACAGAAAACGAAGGAATGGCCAAAAACGTTCAAAGGAACGTTTTGGCTTTGGGAGCCGAGTGCAACATCACCACTAATTCAAACTGGGCTTTTATAACAAAAACACGATATGTGCACGATCAGACAAATCATATGTTTATTCGGGTCGATACCGACCATCAAATTGATCCGTTAGATATTAGTTTGTTGAATTTAAATTATGGATTGGTGGTGATATCGGATTACAACAAGGGATTTTTATCAGAATCAGTTATAGAAAAAATATGTTCAAGTCATTCAAATGTGTTTTTGGATACCAAAAAGAAACTGGGTTCTTGGGCAAAGAACGCAAAAATTATAAAAATAAACAATTTTGAATATGAAAGAAGCAGGGAAAATCTTACCCCGGAACTTGAAAACAAGATTATTTGTACAAAAGGAGGAGATGGTTGTACATATCAGGATAAAACATATCCGACAAAAAGAATAGAAGTAAAAGACACTTCTGGCTGTGGAGACACATTTTTGGCGGGACTTGTTGTAAAATATTCGGAAACAAACGATATAATAGAATCTATAGCTTTCGCCAACCTTTGTGCATCGGAAGTTGCGCAACATAAGGGCGTAACTGTTCCAAAGTTATGAGTGATATCAAACTGGTTATATTTGATCTGGACGGTGTTTTGGTGGATTCCCGGGAACTGCATTATGTTTCATTAAATCGTGCCTTGGAAGATGTGGATAAAAAATATATAATAAGCAAAGAAGAGCATCTTTCCACATTTGATGGTCTTAGCACGACCAAAAAGCTGAAAATCCTTTCCGAAAAGAAAGGTTTGCCAGAAGAATATCATAAAAAGATATGGGAATTAAAACAAAAATATACAAAAGAAATTATTGATAACTTTCAGGAAGATCATAGGATAAAAGAGATTTTAAAAAAAATAAAACAGGATGGAAAAAAAATATGCTGTTGTACAAATTCAATACGGGAAACCTCTAAAATACAATTGCTAAGAAAAGGTTTTTTTGAATATATAGATTATTTGTTTTCAAATGAAGATGTCGCACACCCAAAACCAAGTGCAGAAATGTATTTGCGGGCGATGTTGGTTTGCCATGCAAATCCGGATGAAACTGTTATTGTAGAGGATTCGCATATTGGAAGAAAAGCAGCACAAAGATCCGGAGCACATCTTTTTGCTGTAAAAAATAGCAATGATTTGAACTATGAAAAATTAAAAACTTTCATAGATAAGAAAGAGACACATATGATTAAACCAAAATGGCAGGGCAGAGGAGATGTTCGGGTTCTTATTCCTATGGCAGGAGCAGGTTCCCGTTTTGAAAAAGCAGGGTATACATTTCCTAAACCTCTTATTGAAGTGCGAGGAAAGCCCATGATTCAGGTTGTTATAGAGAATCTTAACATTGATGCAGAACACGTTTTTATAGTACAAAAGGAACATTATGAAAAATATAATTTAAAAAATCTTTTAAATATTATTTCCCCTAATTGCAAGATTGTTCAAACACAGGGAATAACTGAAGGAGCGGCCTGCACAACTCTTTTGGCAAAAGAATATTTCAATGATGATAAAGCTCTGATTATTGCCAATTCAGACCAGTTTATTGATTGGGACAGTAATGAATTCATGTATTCCATGATTGCAGATAATATTGATGCAGGAATACTGACTTTTAATTCAACCCATCCGAAATGGAGTTATGCAAAGGTAAATGATAACGGGTTTGTTTGTGAGGTTGCAGAAAAGAACCCTATCAGCAACATAGCCACTGTGGGTGTTTATTATTGGAAACGGGGATCGGATTATGTCAAATACGCCGAGCAAATGATAAACAAAAACATTCGGGTCAACAATGAATTTTATGTTTGCCCCGTGTTCAATGAAGCCATACAAGACGGAAAGAAAATAAAAGTATTCAATATTGAAAAGATGTGGGGACTGGGAACGCCGGAGGATTTGGATTATTATCTTAAAAACCGACCAGAATGATTCTTATATCACATCGAGGAAATCTAAACGGAAAGAACGGAAAAACGGAAAACAATCCGCATATCATCGATGATGTATTAAAAAAAGGATATGATTGTGAAATTGATATTCATACAGTAGATGGAATAGTTCACCTTGGTCACGATAATCCTGTTTATCCTGTCGGATTGAATTGGCTTAAAGAAAGAAAAGAACATATCTGGGTGCATTGTAAAGATGTTGCTTCAATGGAATTGATGCAACACCATAAAGAGCTTAATTATTTTTGGCATGAAAATGACGCCATGACTCTTACAAGTCACGGATACATCTGGGTTTATCCGGGGAAACAACCGGTAAAGGGCAGTATTGCTGTGATGCCTGAAACTAACAATGAGTTTGTTTCAGTTTGTTGTGGGATTTGTTCGGACGTTATTGAAACTTACAGAAGCTTGGATTTCTTGTAATCTTCCAGCATCTTCAGATTCTTATCAAGTTCGTGGTACATGGCCCATCCAAGCTTTTCCACCACGTAACGAGTTCCATGATTGCCCGGAACAGGATCCCGTTCCGGAATCAAATAATACTTTCCGCTTTGTTTGGCCAGATCTGCGATGCATCTTTCAATTGAATAGTCTACCTTTTCAATATAATGAATGGCCCATTTAGCGAATTTATGCATGAAACGAAATTCATTTTCCCGGGCAAAGAAAACGTCCGTGCTGAACCATGGATCGCCCGTCCATCGACATCCCGCATAAACATAATCCTTTTCCTCCATAAGTTTTAGAATATCCACCACTTTTTGTTCATCTAAAAGCCAGCTATCCACACTGAGTTTGATCCAGTTTTTAACACCGTTATCCTTCAAAAGATTATATCCTCCTATCATCATGTCGGTATCGCCTTCGATATGACCCCGGTTGCCACAACGAAAATCACAAACTTCATCCGCCTTATTTCCATTATAACAATAAGCAATATGAGGTTTAATTATTTTGTAAGAATTAAGTATTTCTTTCAAATATGGCCAATATTCTTCCCGGTTATAACAGGTGACAATAAAGTTTACATCCATGCTTTTAATTAAAGAATGTTTTTATAATTCAACAATTGTTGAAAAATAATTCTTACCCCTAAATTAACCATATGACACCAGAACAAATGCAGGAACAGGTTCGTCATGTCACAAGAAACCGAATGCGTTATGTGTATCAGTTTGTTAACAAGGATTTTTTCAAAATAAATGTTCCGGAAACAAAGACAAATCTTAAGATTGCTGTTTTATTGTCCGGAGGTCTTAGAAATTTTGCGATTACGCAAGAATGGGCAAATAAATTCATGATTGACCCAATTAAAGCAGATGTGTTTGTTCATGGTTGGTGTAGCAAAGATGGAGTTGAAAAAGATTCAGAAACTGTCATGGGGTACCACAATATCAAAGAGTTTAAGATTCAAGATAGAAGCAAGGTTAAAATACCTGTACCAGAAGTAATGCACCACAAATATCCAGATCATGTGAATCGGGGATGGGGAATGGAAGTGGCGGATCATGTTTTAGGACAACTTTATAATATAAAAGGATGTTATGACTTGATTGAGGAGTATGAAAAGAAAAACGGGTTTCAATATGATGTGATTGTCCGGGGTCGGCCTGATGAATTCTGGTTTGATCGGCTTCAGGATGCTGATCTTGAATTTGTAGCTAAAAACAATGTGCTGGGTACACCGCAGCATTACATTTCAGTAATATCAGGAGGTCATGTGAATGATAGGTTTGCCATGGGTAATCATGAAGTAATGCATCGTTACTGTGAAATGTTTCATTTTGTTGAGGACTATGCAAAATTAGCAGGAAATGACGAAGCCACTGAATTTTATGTGGATCATCATGTGAGAAATACTATGCGGGATGTACCTATTCATAATATTGATGCCACTTTCATGTTGGAATATCCCGGAGACTATCCCATGGAACGGGGGTTCAATCCAACCAACATGCGTCATTTGGAACAGAACGACAGCAATGTGGCAATTGCAGCAGCTGAAAGTATAAAGAAAACTGCCGGGTGAACGTTTCTTTTTTCCAAACTTATGGGGATCGGCTTCCTCTTCTAAAGATTCGGGCCGAGGACAAATGCTTTCAGAATTTTATAGATAATTTTGATCTTAATATTATCTCTTTGCATAACCCTACAGAAGATGTGAAAGAGTATGTTAAAAACAATAAAATCGTCAAAAATTGCATGTTGTTTGTTTTTAACAACAATTCTTATTGTGATTGTATCCGATATTTGATGAGTTTTTTGGAAGGAAAGCCCGTAAAAAAGTTTTTCTTTTATCAGGACGATACCTTTTCATATGAAGCGACCGAAAGCAATCGGGATGATTTAAAAAACCTTGTGTTCGGCACAAACCATGAAATGATCAATCTTTCATATAAAATTGAATATCTTGTGGAAAAAGGAAAGTGGACTGAAAAAAATAAAAATGTTTTATATGAAACAAAAACATTTAAATTGTATGATACTGACACGTTTGATTTTCGGGATAGCGGATTGTGGAGTTTCGATGATTCCTGTTTTGTTTGCACTCCGCAACGATTAAAAACCATATTTGATTCTAATTATTTCAATTATCCGGATATTTGGAATGCCGAACATTATTTGAAACATAAATTTGAAAATAATAGAACATCAAGATACATCACTGACGTTTCTTTTTTTATAAATTATAACATTCTTGGAAGAAATACGGAAGCAAAAAATCTTGAGCGTTTAAAAGAAAAGGTTAATATCGCAGAAGACTCTTTACAAATGCTTTCATATTATTATAATCAGAGAAGATGAAAAAAGAATCTGCCCTAGGATTTGAAGACGTTGTATTGATTCCAAAATACAGCGAACTTCAGACACGTAAAGACGCACATACAAAGGTTTTTGTTGCCAATAATATTTTTAAACTTCCTGTGTGTCCTTCCAACATGGTTTGTACCATCAATGAGGATCTGAGTCGTTTTCTTTCAGAGAATCAGTATTTCTATGTGATGCATCGTTTTGGAGACACCTTGCAATTTGTAAGAAATGCAAACAACGAAAATTGGAAATTCATCAGTATTTCTGTGGGAGTCAATGAAAAATGCAATAAAGTGATTGATCAATTAAAAGAAGAGAATTTAAAAGTGGACAGTATTCTTATTGATGTGGCCCATGGACATCATCTTCTTGTAAAACAGGCAATAACAAAGATTAAAAAAGAGTTTCCTGACACATTTGTTATTGCAGGAAATGTTACAACCAAAGAAGGAACTCAGGATCTTAAGGATTGGGGTGCTGATATGGTTAAAGTCTCAATAGGAACCGGAAGGGCTTGCATTACAAAAGATAAAACAGGATTTACCCTTCCTGTTTTCACATGCATTCAGGAATGTGCGGAAGTTGATGTCCCAATTATGACAGATGGAGGAGTGCGTTGTCATGGTGATATTGCAAAAAGCATAGTAGCTGGCTCCACAATCAATATGATTGGAAGCATGTTTGCAGCATGTTCTGATAGTCCGGCAGAAACCATATACGAATATCCAGTTACAGATTCAAAAAGCGATGGTTATTTCAAACAACCTAAAATATATAAAAAATATTTCGGTTCGGCTAGTTATGAAAACAAGGTCATGACAAACCAAAAGGTGGAAAATATTGAGGGAACCACAGTTTTGGTCGAGCAAAATCCCAAAACATACCAGCAAATGCTTTTGGAAATAGAACAGGATCTGCAAAGTAGCATTTCCTATTCGGGAGGATATAATATAGAACAGTTGGCCCACACCCATTATCGAGTCATATGATTCTTCCAAAACAAAACTATAACCTTGAAATCATCAACAAAAGGTTTGTGCACACTTATTTTAAGGACAAAGCACTTCCCAGCGGTAATGTTTTGGTATTTCCCGGATCACTTAAACCGGGTAAGGGTTATGATTATTCCCAGTTTGCAATCGATGAAATGGAGGAAGCACTCAATATTGTTTATGAAAATCCTTTGATTCGGGATTCGGTTTCAGGTGCTTTGTTTTCCCATTTCATGGTCAGTTCGGTGGCAAATGTTTTATCTCAGGAGTTTTTGAAAATTCCTTTGTCGGTGAATATGGATAATATTATCGTTAACAAGGAATACAAAAGAAAAGGTCTTATTCAAACGCAGGGTATTCTAAACATTGCTCGTTATAGAATAGTCAATGGTTGCGGTATGGGACATATTGCTATTTGTAATAAAGCAGGGGAAGGTGCTCCCGCTTACACTTATGAAATGGATCTGTCGGAAGATCAGATCAAAAAACTTTCCCAAGTAATCGTGGATATGTTTTACAAGCTTACAGATTCAGTTTTTCTTAAATCAACGGCATGCTGAATTTTTTCCAGTACATAAACAACATTCTTTTCACCAAGAACAAAAGAAATGTTGGAAAGGAATACTGTAATGAAAGCATGGGGTCATTCATGCTGAATAGGTGGTGCAGTTTTTATGACAAGGAAAATTGCCAAATCATAAATGAATCAACAAATCGACAACATTTAACTGAGGATTTTGATTTATTGTCAAAATTTCTTTTTGTATTCTTGCCAAAAAAATCTTATAAAAAAATAAATTATATAAACAAAAATAAAGACAAAAAACAAGATCCTTTACCTATTTTGTCAAAAAACATGGAATTGGGAACACGTGACACACAACTTTTGTTGAAGACTGTAAATGAAAAAGATTTAGAAAATGTGTTGCAAATTTATAGCGATTCGTAATTACTAATGTGAATATAGACAATATCCCGACACAAAAAAGTTTAATAGATTTGGGTTCTCATTCTGGTAGCAGCTTTGACAGTGTGTTTTCCGGTTACGATCTGGAAAAAATTCTGGATGATGTGATTTTGGCTGAGTTTACCGATCTAGCCTCAGATTCCAAAGATGAAGTTGTAAGGAATGGTATTATTGTAAAAACAAATGCCATGACAAATGCATGGCGGACGGCAAAAGTTATTTTGTTGGGACCAAATTGTAAGCTGGTTAAAAAAAATGATGTAATCATGTTCCCCAACAACATGGGAGTGCAAATAAGCAAAATTGAAGTGGTTGGCCATGGACTTGTACGAAATGGCATTTTTATTAACGAGCAGCGCATTTTCGGAGTATGTAAACCAAGAAAAAATGAAAATAACGCTTCAAGCTCTAAAAACAACCCTCGAAACAAACGTCGCTGAAATACGTTTTGTTCGTCGTCGTCCAAAAGCAGGTCATCCTTTGGAACGACATATGGTTTGTACAAACGATAAAAAATTTCTGAATGCACCTGCAGGGAGAATCACATTGAATTTTCGCCCCGCTTCCATGACTAAACCTGTTCCTTACTTCAATCGCACTGCAAAAAATATTTTAAATGTTTGGGATATCATTATGCAAGACTATCGAAATATAAGCATGGATGATTGTGATCTTGTTCAGATTATTCCTTCGGAAAAATTTTGGGAGTTCTTTGATAAGAATCTGGCAGTTCTTTCTCCCCGGGAAAAAATGAGGTACATGGACAGTTGAAACTTCCGGAAGACATAGAAAAAACAATCATGAATTACCTTCAAAAGAAGGTGGTTTTTGTTTGTGAAAATAAACAATACCGGGAAGGGCGACTTCTTCTTTTTTCCGTAAAAGATTTTTATTTGAATTTTACTATTAGCTGTGATAGAAAAGAAAGAAAAGTTTTTGAAATACCCTACCCATTCGAATTTCGTGTAAAAAAACATCATTTGGAATTTGACTATCATTTGAACCATTTAAGCAAAGGAATGCACAACATATCTTCTAGTTTGAAAACCTTGCCCATACCCAAGAAGAAAAAATATTATAATATAAATGTGGTTCTAAGTGCTTTATCTTAAAGTAAATACTTTAGGGTAAAGATATGCTACAACAATCGTATCACTTTGAAGTAAAGGATCTTATAGCATCTTTCATAGATGCTTTTGATGGTACTGTAATTAAAAGATTCAATCAAAACAGAGCAACAGAAAAAGAGGTAAAAGTTCGTTATCTTTATGCACCAAAGCAGAGGGTTCTTTTTGATATTGTAACACCCGGACAAAACCTTACTTTACCTGTTGTTGCTGTAACTATCACAGGTTTGACCCGAGATGAAAATCGTGTTTTCAACAAAATTGCAGGTTTTTATATTCCACAAGGTGACGGGGAGACAAAGAAAAACGCCCTGACAAATTATTTTAGAACTCCCGTTCCAATCGATATAGGAGTCAACATGTCAATTCTTACCCGTTATCAAACTGACATGGACCAGATTCTGAGTAATTTTATCCCGTTCAATAATCCTTACATTATTCTTTCTTGGCAAATACCAACTGCATACAACTTGAGTGTGCAGCAAGAAATACGCAGTGAAGTTCTTTGGAGCGGATCGGTCAGTCTTCAATATCCTGTTGAACAGGATCCTACCGCAAAATCTTTGATTATTGCCGATACGAATTTTACCATTAAGGGGTGGATATTCCCGGAAGAAATAGATCCGGTCAAAAATATATTTTATATCAATACATATGTTACAGCAGTTTCAACAAAAGCTCTTCTTGAGTATGATAATTATTATGCACTTAAACAAGAAGCATATACCTTGAATTCACCACAAAGTGCATTCTATAACACGGATGTTGTAAGTCTCAGTGCAAACCCACAGTTCCTTGGACCTGTAAGTATAGATGTTGATGTATGATAAAACGATTTTATCCTGAATTAAATCAAGAACCTACGATCACCATTACCCAAGGTTCCAGTGCGGCCATTTTTACATTTCAGGGTGATATGTTTAGCTATACGGCAGGAAATGGTCTTTATCTTTCTGCGAATGTTGCTAGCCCTCTTCTTTCCAGTTTTGATTTTTATTCAAATACTTCCAGTATTAGTTCAAAATTTCCTCCATTTACGGGATATCCCATAGAAGATTATGAAATTATAAACAATAATATTTTAAAATTCAGAATGCCTCCTGTTTATCTGGGAACCTGTAAAATTGATTTTATTTTTGCAAATGAAGCAGGTTATGCTTTGGCAAGTCGTTCCAGTCGATTTTCCTATGTTCAGATGGTTTAAATATTTGTAAAATAATGTTTTCCGTTGAATTTATACTTGATTTTATAAATAAATAATATGGCTCAACCGGACTACTCCTCTACGAATGATAGGGGCGCAACAACATTTGGTCGTACGCTGCAAAAGTTTATAAGCGAACGTCTTCCATATAACAATTACTCTGTTGTTGATGTGTTGTCCCAGCTAAATCCCAAATTCAATCTGTTTCAGGGAACAGGAAGTCGTCGTACCGAAGCGATAGCAAAGCATAGTATCAGCAGCAGCACAGGCATAAATGAAACCAGTATCGGTGCAATCGCCAGTGACAATAGTCTTTCCACTTATCTTTATGCCAACATTCAGGCAGATAAATCCGCCCGAATCCGGGATTACCGGGTTATGGCCGCATTTTCAGAAGTTGCGGATGCACTGGATGAAATTTGTGATGAGGTAATCAATGTCGATGATGAGGGAAGAATCGTAAAAATACGGTTTCATGACAGTGATCTTACAGAAGTTCAAAGAGAAGAAATCCAAAAAGAATTCAACCGCTATATAAACCTTTTTGAAATGGACAACCGGGGATGGGAATATTTCCGCCATCTGCTTGTGGATGCTGAAATTTATTTTGAGCACATTATTCATAGGGACTACCCGGATGAAGGCATATTGGGAGTGGTTAGTGTTCCTCCGGAACTAATTGATCCTGTATTTGGAAATGTGCAGAATCTTTTGGTCAAAGGTTATGTTCTTCGTAAACCAGTTTTTGACAAAACAAATCCCACAAAAGTTGTCGATTACCAGATTGTTCCTCTTGATAAGAATCAGGTCACATACATCAACAGTGGAATTTGGAACGAAAACAAGACAGTTCGTCTTCCTTTTCTTGAAAATGCTCGCCGTGCATACCGTCAACTATCCCTGATCGAAGATAGCATCGTTATCTACAGGTTGGTTCGGGCACCGGAAAAGCTTGTGTTTAATGTTGATGTGGGAAACATGAGTCCGGCAAAAGCCGAAGGATACATGCGCCGTCTCATGCAGCAATATTGGAGCAGAAAAACATTTGATATCAGTCAGGATACTACAGTACAAAAATTCAATCCACAAAGCATGTTGGATAGTTTTTGGTTTGCCAAACGAACAGGTCAGGAAGGAACAAATGTAACCCAGCTTCAGGGCGGTCAGAATCTGGGAGAACTGAATGATTTGATGTATTTCCTCAAGAAACTTTATCGGAGCTTGAAAGTTCCTGCTTCCCGGTTGAATCCTGAAGACACATATAAAGATGGTACAGAAATTCTTCGGGAAGAACTAAAGTTTTCGAAATTTATCATCCGACAACAGCAACGTTTTGCCGAAGGTTTAAAAAACGGATTCATTACCAATCTTAAACTCAAAAAGATGTGGGGTGAGTACGGATTGAAAGAAAATCATTTTGATCTTACCTTTAACGTTCCGACAAACTTCTATGAAATGCGGGAACTGCAAAAAATGGAAATGCGTACAAAAAGCTTTAATGATATCACTGGAAATGAAAGCATCAGCAAGATGTATATGCAAAAGAAGGTGCTGGGATGGACTGACCGCATGGTATTGGCCAATCGTGAGTTCCTTCGTAAAGACGCTGAACTTAAGTGGGAATTGGATCAGATTGCAGGGGCCGGACCAGATTGGCGTAAACAGTTTGAAGGTGGTCCTCGGGCAAAATCGCCGTCTACAGGAGGCGAGGAAACACCCCCTGAATTTGGCCCATCTCCGGGAGGTCCTACTCCCACACCAGAAGCTCCTGAAGCAGGAGCAGAAGCCCCGCCTGAAACACCTCCTATCCCGGAAACACCTGCTGCCGGGGGTGGAGAAACACCAACACCAGCATAAATAATATCATGTCAGAAGTAAGCAAAAATACATTATATGATAATTTTGCAGCCGGTCAGATACCGTCTGCACAGGATTTCCAAGATTTAATCGACAGCAGCTATAGCGTGGGCTTGACCGCCGTATCCGGAACCATTTCAACCTCCATTCCTGCGATTTTGAATGGAATGACTTTCAGTAATTTTACAACTTCCAGTACCGCAGTAAGCGGACAAGCAAACCGGTCATATGTACCTGTTGGTTATTTTACAGTGACTCTGAACGGAAGTGCGGTAAAAATCCCGTTCTTTAATTGATTTATGGACATAGTCCGGGAATATAACATCATAAACCAATTTTTTATGATGGATCAGCCGTGTCCATCCGAAATTAAAAATTGTCAAAGCCTAAGAAACAATTATGTGGTGGCCAATAATAATCTTAAAAAACAAGGTGGTTGTTATCCATGCATGCACAACAATCTTCGAACCCAGACCATTCAAAACTTAAAAAAGAATTTGGTTTTGGAAAATGCTGTTTGAAAAAATAATCTTGCTGGCCCTTGTAGTGGAAACACTCTTGGTCATATGGTTTAAAAGTCCCATTCAGGAGCATTTCACAACTTTTACAAAAATTCCACTTCAGGATTATTTGAATTTGAGATATCCCATTCTGGCCAAATTAAACGGTTGCCACATATGCATCAGTTTTTGGCTCAGTTTATTTTTGGGTATAGGTATTTTTGACGTGGGGTTTTATTTTCTTTGCGTTCCCGGAATATTATATCTTTTCAACCGTAACGTTTTCTGAGACGTTTGTACACAGCAATCGAACGTTTTTCAAATTTTCTGGCATCTTTTTCTATTTTACTGTTGTAATAAGCGCCAGTTCCTTCTGTCATGTCTTTCATGCTGTATTCATCCATGTTCATTCCGTAAATTTTATCCTGTTGAAAATGCCGTATTTCATGGAGCAGATCCCGCAAAAAATATTTTCTCTTGTTGCAGAAGGGCATATCCTGAACCGAATATGTGACCACACAAACAAGATTACATATGCTTTGATAAACCGAATTTTTCAGATTTCCATGTGTGTCCAAGTATAACCTTTTGGCGTTTAAAGGTTTTTTTATCTGTTTAAAACAATTTGAAATCTCGTTTTTTAAAAAATCTTGCGGAATATTCAGTTCATCACATAAGCGTCTGAATCTACGGGTAAAACAGAGTGTCAGGGACATTTTATATAATATTTAGAATAGTAAATATAAGGGATGAAGCTTGCTAAAGATTACCGTAATATCGCATCATTATATTACCAAAATCAGCCCAGTCAACAAAATTTTGCAAAAATTGAGGATTATCTCAGTATATTTTGTGAAAAAGATCCTGTTCTTTTTTTGAAGCAAGTTCAAGGCAACACACATGTGTATGAATGGCGCAGTCAAACCATGTTTTTCAATGGGTTCATGCCTTGTTTGATTGTGGAGGTTTATACCGACAAATACATGGGCAGAAGCATTAATTTGCAAAATCAAAACATTTTGAAAACAAATGTATATGGAAATTTTACACTCACTGAAAACAAGATTTTAAATAAAAAAAGCAGTATAGAATTGTTGGGTAGTTTGTAATGAGGCAAACATTGCTACAGCTTGAACCGCCAATATGGGTTCAAGCCAAGAATCATGGAGAAGGACGAGCAATAATATTGATTGACTGTGGTTTGGATCATTCTCCTATGTTTATAGTTCATTTGAATGATGGAAGGTTTCGTTGTTTTAACATAGAAGATTGTGTTGGTTGTGAGAATTTTACAGCAAATATACAAAGACCACCCCTTCCATAAATAAGGTTATGAGTGAAAAATACACTGTAAAAGTCGTAAACAACGAAAAGAAAGAAATACATACTCATAATGTGGATGCCTTGGATCCACAAGAAGCACACAAAATGATTTTTGAAAAAATAAACAGCTATACCGAGGAAATTCTGGAGATCACAGACACAGAAGGAAACAGCGTATATAATTTGAAAAATGGTTTTGTTTATTAAAGTAAAATTTAATAAATATTATCATGGCTACATTACCGGCACAGACCGTACGTTATTATCAAACATTTGAAGAAGGAAAGTTTAAAGAGCTGGTCAACAGCACAACTTTCCCCCCTGTAACAACATATAACGGAAAAATACTGGATTCGACGCTGAATCCCAGTGTTTGTGCCAATCCTGCCATACAGGACGTTCAGCCATTCATATTCAACCGATATGCTGTGATAACCACACCGGCTGGGTTCACTAAAGCAATACCAATCGTTACCAACACCCTTGTGGGTCCACTATCTGCTGCAGCCAGTGTTTTTGTAGGAGCCAGTAAAGCCTATGATTTTTATGTGGGCGGTCAATGGGTAAGCTTTGGAACGGTCCCAGTCGGCATTCTTCCAATCAATGCCAGCGGAGCACGCATCACAGCAGGTGGTGGTGCACCGTCATCTGGTGACATTACGTTCCTTTCGTGAAGCATAATTGGTTCAAACCATCCCTTCTTGGGAGCATAATCATTCTTGCGGGAAGTGCCGCATTCTTTTCAGTTTACGGAATGGCACATCTTTTCAAAAGTCAGTTCATAAGCATCATCATATTAGGTCTTGGTCTTGAAGCAGCCAAATTCACGGCAACAGTTGGGCTTCATAATATGTGGAATCGTCTGAATAAGTTTCTTAAATCATATCTTTTTGCTGGTGTTGTTGCACTTTCAGTCATAACCAGCTTGGGAATCTATGGATTTTTAAGTTCGGCTTATACCGTAAGCAAAGCGGAATACAGCATTGACGAGGGGAAAATTCAGAATCTGGAAAGTATTAAAAAGAAAAAGCAGGAAGTCTTGGTTCAGTATGATGGTCGTTTGAAAAGCCTGAATGAAACCAAAAAGGATCAGGAACAGCGTTTGAATGATGCTGTTAAAAGCACCACCATGGTTCAAATAAAAGATAAGGAAGGCGACCAAATCGTTTATAACGATAAACGAGCCCAGCAAACCAAGGATAAAATGATAGAAATAGCCAGCAAAGCGATTGAAACTGCCAACATTGAACATGCAAATTTATTGAAAGAATATGATATTGTGCAAAATGAAATATTACAACTGGAAACCCAGATACTGGAAAGCCGCCAGCAACAGGCTAAAAACAGCGATATTTTAACATTTAAGTTCATAGCGGACGGTTTGGGCATGGATTTGGACCGTACAGTTCGTTATTTTATTTTGATACTAATTTTTGTGTTTGACCCCATGGCTCTTGCATTGGTTCTTCTTTATCAGTATTTGCAAAAAAACAGACTAAATAATACAGAAATAGTATACGAACCTCAAATAGTTGAAAAACACCATATTATAGAAAAACCCAAGATTATTCATAAGGAAAAAGAAAAGGTGATATTCAAGGATCAACAACAACGGGGGATGGGGATGTAATATGGCCAACGATACTTTCGCCACATTTTTACAGGTCAGTGCTTTGGGTTCCACGGATTATCTTGTGGGATATCAAAACATAAGCGAAACACGCATATCATATCCTGATTTGACCACCAGTCTGATACGTTTTGTGTCCGGCGACAATTCCGTAATAATTGCAAATAGTGCAAATTGGAATAGCACCTACAGCACGGTAAATGCCAACAGTGCTAGTTGGGAGGAAAGTGCGGAAATTTTGCCCACAGTCATAAACTATCTTTCCACCACCAACATTCTTGTCAGTGCCATTACTGTTAACAATCTTTCA